ATAGATAGAGCTATCCCAATAGCGGCGGCTACCCCCCGAGCGACGCGTAAGCGGCTCGGTGTGAGCCCTTGATGGGCTCTAGCCTGTAGAGTACCAGACCTGTCAAACCCATTACTATAACCGCAGGTCAGAACGGCGTTTCTAATTGTCTGTCGAATAGAACCCCGAACCCTTAAATTGGATATTAGGTACTGAGTAAATCTTTTGCATCGAGCTGTGGCAGAACTGACATGTGACTGTATGTGGTTCATGGATACTCATTTCCTTCTCGTACCGCAAGTTAGCCTCGCAGTCTTCGTTGGTACATTCAAATTCATAGATTGGCATTAGAACACGTCGTGCATGGCACGTCCTTTAACTTCCACGATCCGCATTGTGCGCATCTCTCAGGTTCTAATTGTACCGAGTCTGTCTGGATATCGCCGTAACCTGCTTTGAGCAATAGACCAACCAAGTCTTGAAATCTCATGAACGCGAGGTACTGGCTGCAGTCCTCTCCTTGTCCGTTCATTCTGACCACCACGGCGCTTAGCTCTTTGCCTTGCGACCTCTTCTCGACTTGCTTGATCCATGCCAGAGGTGAGAACTCAGTACGCGCTTTTATTTCAATGTCGAACGGGACATTGTGCACGTCTTTGCCAGCACCTCTTCCAACGCTTGCGCTTCTCCACCAAGTTTGTAGATAGGAGACAACTACTCGCTCAGTACGCAAGCCTCGGTCTTTTCTGTGTCGTGTCATGCACGTCCAGCAGAATTAACAGTCCCACAATCCACACAAGTCCATTCATGCTTTAAATAGCGTTCACGAATTTGTTGTCTATTGGGAAACTTATTGCATAACTGACAGATTAACTGATAACCCAATTCTTCAAGCAACTTTGCATTTTCTCTTAAATTGGCTTCTTGCTCTTCATTAGGAAATGACTCCCATTCGCCATCTTGATTTAAGAATGTAACGTGTCCCATTAGTTGTCCCTAGGCTTCCATGATCCATCAGGTGCAATCGAGTACCAGATTGGGTCGCAGTAATTCGATGTTCCGTGAGGTGGATTGCACTTCCACATGCCCCATGGCTTACCAGCTTTGCTTGTACCAGTCTTCCAGATTCTCGCTCCATGCGCACAGGTCTCTTCCACCGCAGTGCCACCAAGAACCTGCTGCACCATCTCTACTGCTTGTTCCATAGTCGCTACTGGTGCTGCTTCCCATTGTGTCCATGGATCATCTGCCTTTACTACTGGGACGTATTCCTTTGATGTATCTGTCATCTGTTTCTTGACTGTCGCGATCTGTTCCACAACTGCTTGCTTAGTTGCAACCTTTGCCATTTCTTCACGGCTCGCTCGCTTTCCCTTCGTTGCATATCCAGCGTTAGCAAGGGCTCGACCAATAGCAGAAGTCTCACAATTTTCCAATGCACTCGTAGCATTAACACCGCGACCTTGGACTGTTTCTTCAGCCAAGCCTGTCGTCCACGGTCTAGCGTCTGCCTCTGTGCGAAATACAGAAGCCTTAACAATGAAACGACTAGCTGAGACTTCGATGATTTCTGTGTGAATCTGACCATCTGGGTGATCCTTCCAATACTTGACTAGACGTTCTTCGACTGTCTCATAATCTTCTAGGTTAAACATAAAGTTCATTCTCCTCAGTGTGTAACATGCCACTTATTGCAAAGTACGCACAGCCGTCGATGTAATTGTCTGGCTTTGCAGTCTCCATGCTTCTCGCGATTTTGACCAGTGCCAGACACATCGCCACTTGATAATCTGTAACTGGCATTTCGAGGTATGCGCTCCAGAGTGAGGCTGTGCGTTGCATATTGTCGCTAGGGTGACCGTAGTCAACTCCTCGGTCTTGGATAGTAGCTCTAGCTTCGTTGAGGTAGTCACGGGCGTTCATCGGCTAACCTTGAACTGTTGCTCGAGCTTCTCGTAATGCTTGCGTACCGCCTTTCGTCCTGCGACATATCCGTTAGCGTAGCCAGAGCGATTGCCTAGCCAGAACGCAAAGCAGATAAGTCCAAAGACTATGATCTGTCCTACTGTCATTTTGAGCCCTTCTGTATCCGTATCTCGAATACGGCAGAAGTATTACATCAGATGCAGGCGACAGAAGCCGAACTTGTATAACGAAACGATAACGATTTCATCAACTACTTCGTCTCCGAAGTCGGGTCTAGCGAACCCTTCCATAAACCTTGCCTTGAACGATGAATGTGCCGTTCTTTTCGATATGAATAATGTCCACTTGGACGTTGTTTCCCTTGACGTACATGATGGCAAAGGCTTGTTGCCAATTAGCCGTTCCCTTGGTGTATGAGGCTTGTTTAAAGTCCATGAGATTACCTACCTCAACTCCGTGTAGAACACGCCCTAAACGCCCTCCAGAGGCTTCTGTGAAGGCGCTACGCCCTGCTCTGTGAGTGTGACCTGAGATGACGTTCTTCCCATGCCTACGGGCTGCTTCAAGGGCTGAGAGACCGCCTAGGTTCTTGATAGGCGTATGGTCGCCATGCACGGCAATCCAGTTGGGAGCGATAGCCATAGGGTTCTTGTGGAAGGTAATACCTAGTTCATCAAACTTCATGAACTTCTCAAAGCGCAGTTCTGGAAGACTCAAGAAGCTAGGGATTTTCTTCATGATTATGTTATAGAGGCGGTCTGTGTGGTTGGATCGTATGCAATCAGTAACACCTAGTTCCCAGAGAAGCTCGACGCAACGGTCTCGGTCATCGCCAAGGGTCTGTTCATAGGCTTGTGGCGTACCTTCCGACCACTTGCTAATCGTTTGGAAGTCGATCTCGTCGCCAATGGTGACTGTCTGGTCTGGTTTAAAACTCTGTAAGAATTTTGCTATGTTGCGTGTGACGTGTACGTCCTCAAATGGCACTTGAAGGTCGGAAAGTATTACTATCCGTTTGACTGTCATTAGTCCTCGTCGTCGTCCTCATAGGGGATATTGTCGATGCGGTTTGGCAGGTTTGGAATGAGCCAGTCCGGAAATGCGTCACGATCTGCGAGTATCCAGAAAGCGTGAGTCTCTGTGAAACCTGCACGACGTAATGACTTGTACCACTCATTCATCGCGATTGCGTAGGCATCGAGAGCCGAGTAAGTATCTAAGTCTATGGTTGGTCGTTTCCTAGCCATGAGATAAGTGTTACTTACCTAACATCTCAATGATTGTATCGACACGCGTTTCTAAACGATTAACCTGATCCTTAATAGATGAACCGCCATTGGGCTTAAGCTCTTTTAGGTAATGCTTAATCATGAACTGTGTATATGAAGCAACGCCACCAAGAATAGTGACAACAGCCACAGTCCAAGCAGCAAGGTCAGCCGCGCTCACTTTTTAGGCGTTGCGTAACCGAATACGCCAGCAACTAGAGAACCAAGGATTGCGCGATAGTCAAGCGAGAAGTTCGAGGTTGTACCCCAGACCGCTAAGAACGCTCCAACGCTCATTACATAAGGATTCTTCATATTCATTACTTGCCTCCCAGCATTTTTACATTAAAGAACGAAGAGTCGTTATCGCCCGCTTTGGAAAAGCTGACATGGCAATGATGATTGTGCTTATTAATCCCATCGTAAGGACGCCAAGCCCAAGCCTTTTTGGAAGAACAAATTTTTGATTGGAAGATGATGTAAGAGATTCTCTTATCGCCAGATTTAGCACAGAGTCGTAATTGATCTGCAAGGTCAGGCATGAGGTCTGGCTTGGCTTTACCAGATAAATCCCTGTCAATATCAATCGCTCGGACGACACCCTGTTCATCAGGATTGTGGTCAGAAGGACGTGCCTGATGACGAGTGTCGCCAATCCAGCCGTCCGAGGTGCGATCTCTGTCTGGGTAATTATCATCGATCTGCAACCTTAACTGCTGACCTGCTTTGCATAACTTTGGAATCATGCCAATAAGAGTTTAGCTTCATCGGCTGTTATGCCAAGACGATCAAGAAGGGCAGATTTAGCCGTCTCTTTTTCTTTGGCTTCAATTTGACGTTTATTATTTAGTTCTTGAATAGATTGGTAATGAGCAAATTCGACCTCATTCATCTCTCTGTCAATAATTTCATCTGTTTCTGTATTATGAATTCTTATCATTGGTTTAGTCATTACTTCACCCCATAGATTTCTACTGAGCCAGCACTAAAAGTGCCGCCATTGGTTACGAAAGTTACATTTGTTACTGCTGCGATAGTGCCTTGATAAGTGCCTGTGTTTAAGAATGAGGTTTTTGTAGAAGCCCCATTTATGACACCACCGCTAGCAACAACTGCTTTTTTGGTAGTTGCTTGGTCATAATCATAAATTGTTACTTGAGTAAAATTATCAGCCTGCGATGTGCCTGTCTGATATCCGGCCACGTCAAAGCCATCGGCTGCGTTAGTAACATAACTTTGAATTGATCCAGCAGCGCGAAGCACTAATTGATGATAATTAGATGCAGTTGTGTCTGAGTTTATTCTCATTGTGATATCAGCCGCTGATGATGCGTAAAAGTCCTTAACATAAATCTGAAGGTTCTTGTAACCCCCGCCAACGCTGATTGAGGTGCTGCTACCGCTTAAACTTGTTGTTGAAAGTAAAGTCATTCCGCCACTTGAACCTGTAGCCCATTTAATGCCAGTTGCGGCAGTTGAATCAGCTGTGAGAACTTGTCCGTTAGTGCCTACGCCAAGACGAGCATCTGCTGTCGAGTATGTGTAAAGGTCGCCTTTTGTGGTCAAAGGACTTGAACCACCTGATTTAACTACCCAAGCTGATCCTGAATATACAAGTATCTGGTCTGTATCTTTGAGGTAGCAAGTGTTGCCCTCTTGAGGACTTGTAACTGCCGCATCTCTGGCGGTTGAGTTAGCAAATACCCAGACGCCTTGCATGAGGTAGCCGTTTGTATCGGCTGCGGTCAGGACGTCACCTGTCGCAAATGTCTTAAAGCCTTGTCCTGCTGCCATGGTTCTCCTAGTAACTCAATGTGTTAGTGCCGATTATACCGTAATACGAGCTTCCAACGATGAAGCCATCGGCAATTGGCTCAAGCGTTGTAATGTTGCAGGTCATCTTGTTTGGCGTAATAGACCAATTAACGCCTTGGTATTGGAGATTCTTCACAATAGTCGATCCATCAGGCTGGACGTTTGTAATTAGTAGATTATCAAAGAAATCCAAACCAATCATTGTGTCTGTTGGAACGGCTGTATCGAGGAGATCAATTGTCATTTCGTCAATGCGGATAGTTGTCTCTTGACGAGTAGCAATGTATTCCTTGGCTATGTCAGAGACAATGGCATCTGTTTCAGCTACAAGGTCAGTCTGGGTAACTGAATGAGGGAAATACTTATCAATAGAAGTTTGATTTGTAGCAACCTGAACTGTGCCGCCTACGCGTCCAAGATTAGCTTGATTGATAATCAACTTATCATCAAAAGCATACTTAAGGTTCTTATATGGAATTCCACCAGATTGATTAAAATCTGTAGGGGTTGCAGCAAGAGAAGCCATGACTTGCGCTCTGGACTTAAAGACCGCTGTGCCAGCGCCGTCCATATAGAACGCACCCGTCTCGGAAAACTCTGCGTTCTTGATGGCTTGAAGGCTTGTGCGGTTGGTTGCTGGGTCTGCTATGCAAGTGTTAGCGCCAGCCGCAATAGTACGCATCGATGATGGAAATGAAACTTGATCTAAAATTTTGCCTATGCGAGTGCCTGTTGTCTGGCCAGCGCCAGAATCCGTAACTGTGTTGATATTAGCCATATTGAATAGGCGAAAAGCATCTTGGCAGACAATATCGACATAACCCGTTTCCTGACCTGTTGGATAGGTATAACGGTATTCAATGGCATAACCAGAGAATAAGAATTTTGAGGTTGTTGCTGTAGTAGCAGAGACACGCAATTTACGAAGTGGTACAAGGTAGCCGTAATAAGGGCTTGAAGTATTTTGAGGGTTAAAATAGCTAAGAGGATCTAAGACTCGAACGGTGCATTGTCCTGCCTCGTATTGGTCGCGCTGGATATTGCGCCCACGGGTAATACTAATTTCATAGACGTTAGGGGTTAAATCAACAATTGGGTCGTTACCAGATGCTTCAGCACCAAGGAGTGCTGTGCCAATAATGCCATTTTTAGTATCGCCAAGGACAAGACCTTGAAAACCAAAAGTTGCGCCGTTAGAAAAGTCGAAGGAAACGGCTATCTGCGCTGGAAGTGCCATTAGCCGAACATACCTGCAATTCTACCGATTTGGCTTGGTGATCCTGAAAGGCTTGAAAGCTGTGTGCCAGCCATTACCTTGTCAATAAGTTCTTGTTCACGAATGACGCTGCCTTGGACTTGAACGTTGATTACTGTATCACCACCGCCAGTTTGCATGCCATAGGACGGATAAAGAGTGTTTGGTGACTGGTTAGCAACTGAGCCAGCATAGTCTCCATAACCTGCCACAACGCCGATAGCGGCTAGTTCTGGGGCTAAGGTAGCCTGAGTATAGGAGGTGTTCATTGTCAGGCTGTTGAGCTTCTTTTGGAAGTCTGCAATCCAATCATCGAGGTAAGCAAAAGGGTTCTTGGCTGTAGGGATTGACAAGAAATACTGGTAGAGCTTCCCTGTCGAGTCCTGTGCCATGAGAATGTCTTTTGTCAGCTTGGTTGCTAAGTCAGCATTGCCATTAAGGATAGCCGCCTGTGCCTCAAGGCGAGTGCGATCTTCAGCTGAGATATTGCCCTTCAGCGCGGCAATAATCTGAATCTGGTCTAAGTCAAAAATGCTTTGTGCCTTCTTCAGCGCAGCCTGTTTTTTCTGCTCATCAGTCAAGGCTTTAGTCGTCTTAAGTAATGACTTCTGTAAATCTTGTTGACGCTTGAGCGCAGCCTTTTCAGCAGCGTTCTGTTGCTGAGTTCTACGGTATGTGCCAGCAGGTGATGAAGATCGATTGCTTGATGCCTTATTAGGCGCAAGCATGGCATTGACATCGCCACCAGCCAAGAAGTTTGTATATGCCTTGCGGAACTTCTCGACAAGACCAATCGCTGTACCTGTAAATACTACAACTTTGCTAATTGCTTGAGCGATATTGTCAATGGCTTTTGCCGCATCTGTTGCATCTGAACCGCCTGCTATTTTGGCAAACGCTTCAACCAATCCTTTACCGATAACCTCTTTGGCATTATCGGTAGCGACTGTCAATACGTCCATTTGGTAGGCAGTGGTGCTGAGGTAGTCCTGTGCTGCGCCTGCTGACTTGGAAAGCATGATGCCTAGAATGTCAGCAAAGGACTTTGACTTAAGTTCTGCCTGTGTAAGTCCTGTGTTGTACTTCTTCAATCCACGGGTAATACCTACATAACCGTTAGCCAAGTCCTGTGAGACTGTGGCTAGATCGATGCCTGAAGCACGACTAATCTGAATGGCATTGTTGAGAAGCTCTTGAGACTTTGTTAATGATCCAGTTGTAGTGAGTAGTGACTGCATTGCTGGACGCAGTACATCGTCTGTAATGCCTGCTGACTTTTCGAGGTTCTGAATAAAATCCTCGACGCGAGTCTGCGAGAATGAAAGACCAAGATTATCGACTGCCGATGCAAGGCGTCGAGCTGATGCTTCATCTTGTGCAAACGCCTTTACTGATGCCTTGCCGAATGAATAAAGTTTCTGTGCAGCAAAGAGTCCAACGAATTGCTTGCCTAGTTTGCCTACTGCGCGATCTAGTCCGGAGACGGCTCCATCAGCTTCCTTAAAAGCTTTCTTACCCTTAAATTCGGACGCTAAATCAATTCGTAAGTCTGCCATTAGACCTTATCCTTCATTGAGTCAAACTTATCTTTAGCCTTAAAGATTGCCTTTACGACTCCATCTTGCGCTTTACCACGATCATCTTCAAACGCTCTGAAAATTGCTCGACCAGTCATTTTTTGACCTTTGCCTACAAGTTGACCACCAAGGCGAGGGGTGAAGTTTCCAGTTACGCCAGACTTGCGTCCTGCTGTTTCATAGATTGCACCAGCAGCAGACTTGTTGAAGATGGAGGCAAGAGCCACGAATCCTCGACGGTTTGGCTTACTTGGTGTTGACTTGAAAGTAATGCCCTTACGAGCCTCTTGCGCGTCATAGGATCGATTAGCCCAACGTCCACCAGCATTAGAACGCTTGAGCCAGCCTGAAGGCGCATCTTCGTTGCTAGGTAAAAATCCTCGAGCGTTCTTTACAACTGGCTTAAGAAATGAAGCAATTTCTTTGCTGGTTTCTTTTGCCAATGTAGGCTCAACAATAGCCAAGGCTTTTCTAAGAGCGACGGCGCCTTGCAGCTTTACTGGCATCGCTTCGCTCCTTCGCTATGTCCTTGAGGACTTCTACATGTGCCTTGAACGCCATTGGTGGTAGTTCAATAATGGTTTGGAAAGGAACTCCAAACTCGAAACTCATACGAGCTACGAGATAGGTGAGGGAGTTCCGATCTACTCTAAAGGGTCAGACTCTAAGACCTCAACTGACTTGAGTATCTCAAGGAACTGTTCCCCAAAGGGTTTCACTGTTTCACCTGAACGTCTAATTGCTTCCCAGCACAGCCAGTACACGTCTGACTGCTTCTGGTCTTCTATAAGAGCTTTGTGAAAGCCCTTCTTGGCGTATTGCTCGAAGGCGTATTCAATCAGTGGAGTAATTTCATACTCTGTTACTGAGTTGTCTGCCCTTGTTACCTTGAGTTTTGCCATGTTAGCCCCTTAGTTAGTTATTTAGAATGAACCTGTTGTAGCAACTGCCACAGTACCAGATACAGTGAATGTGATGCTCTGTGTTCCGAGATCACCGACTGCGCCGTTGATATCTGTGGTGTTGTTGACAAGGCAAGTAGCTGTGTATAGCGGGTTAGTCGCTGATACTGCTGTTCCCTTTGTCTGAAGCAATACGATTGGGACGTTAGTTCCCCATGCAGCCTGAAGGGTTGCAAGTACGTTTGCTGAAGCTGTGTCGTTCAAGAAGTCGATTGTGATTGTTGAAGCCTCAAGACCCTTGACAAACTTGTGTCCTGAATCGCCCATCGCTGTTACTTCGAGCTCGTCGAATGAACGGTTGAGTGTTACTGATGTGACGTGATCGCTAAGGTCAACAGAGTTAACCTTGACGCCTACGTTATTGCTTAGAAATACTGCCATTTAGGTTATTCCTCGTCTTTCTTAGATGTGGGTTGTGTTGCTGGCTTTGTTGCTGGAAGCTGTCCGATCTTGATTAGAAAGTCAGCTTGCTCCTTTGTCCAATCGTCCATCGATTAGCTCCATTCCGTTAGGGTACTGATTGCAATGTCGCAAGTCAGTAAATCTCCGGAAGCGATTGACAGAACGCTTGGCGCGCTGACGCTTCCCACGTTAAATACAATGCTGGACGCTTCAAGGAGCGCGAACACCCGAACAACGTCGGCTTCGATGCCAGCAAGGTTGCCCTCATTGTCTAGCAATGGGACAAGGATAGAAATCTTGAAATTAGCCATTGGGCTGATTGCTGAATAGTCGTTATTAGATGGAACGATATATGGATCACCAGGAGTAATGATGACGCTATTAGCAATCGGAGTAGCAGGTGGGAAGCTAAATACTGAATACTTTGTGTTATCGGCCAGAGCCGTAGCAATGCTCGTGCGAAGTGTGGTTATGGCTGGCATTAGCCCACCATAGAACGAGGGTCAAGATATGGAGCAAGCAAGCCACGAACGCGAGCCAAAAGAGTATTACCCATGCGGTAAGGGCTAGGTGTGTAACCATCAATAGAGACGCCACCAGATGAAGGAGCTTGACGGCTCTGCCAGATGTCGATTGAAATCATAAGGCTTGCTTCTTGAATGGCTGGAATTGTTGTGTAGTCAATATAAGTCTCTGCCGCAGCTGTGCCATAAGGCGCAATGACGTGATAAGGGTTGTCACTTGTGTGCGTTGTTGTGACGCTAAAGTTCTTAGTTCCCACGGCTGTGATTGTCTTTGTGCCGTTGTACTTTGTGCCAGCGTTGCTGATTGTTACAGACTGTCCGACGTAGAACACGTTTCTAATGTCTTCGTTAAAGTAGAGAGTTCCAACTGTGCCTGTGTTGCCATGAGCAATAATTGGTTGTTCGTTCTTCCATAGAAAAGGTAACAACACATTGTCAGCAGCGT